TCATTTTCCAAATCCAACTATAGATTTCAGTAAAATCGTTTTAAAAAATAATCAATTTATTTCATTTGTAAGTATTGATATGAACGAATATAGAAAAAAGTACAACAGTAAGTCTGTAAAAAAGACATTATCAATTCCAGCTTGGTTAGATAACCTATCTGAAAAAAATAATCTTAATTTTTCTCAAATACTTCAAGAAGCTTTAAAAGACAAATTAGGTATTGACTAATTTGTTATTTTATAATATAATATATAAAATAAATCGCATTTATTATCCTTAAAAGGAGAAAATAGAAGTAGAAAAAAACTACTTCTATTTTTTATATTAATTTTATTTCAATAGAATATTAAAACTATTGTGTTTTGCAATAATCTAGGCAAATCCATCCGCTTGGAATACGTCCCCAGTTACCTTTTACTTCACTAACATCGCAAACCACACCAGCACATAAACCGTTTGGTTTATATCCACACTTACTATATACTTGAGCTTGTGCATTTGCTGTAAGTTCTGAATATCTTAACCAGTCATAATTCGTTCCTGAACCTTTTCTAACTGTTAATACTTCTGTATTCACAACATATCTTCCTGTTGTGTATTTTTTGATAGTTGCATTAGAAGTAGTTGTAGACTTATTATAATCTGTATAATCTAAGCATACCCAACCGTCATTAGTTCTTCCCCAATTACCTTTTATTTCATATATATCTTTTGAAGTATTAAACACATATGCTCCTAAAATTTCGCACTCTGTATTAGGTTCTTTTCTTATATTTAAACCTTCTTTAGCTGTTACTTTTACTGTAGTAACTTTTGTTTCTTTCTCTAGCTCTTCTTTCTTATCTTCTTCTACATTCACATCATCGTCCCATAATGCTCTACCATATCCGCGAATATAACTTGTTCCTAAAGGATACGATTTCTTAGCTACTTGTCCACCATTTGTATTGCCTTCAACTGTATATACTTTTGTATCATCTACATCGTATACTAGACCTGTATGATAGATACTTTCGCCATCTGTAAAGAATATCTGGTCTCCTACTGCAGGACTTTTAAATAGTCTTTCTATTTTTTCAAAATAGCTCATTGAAACTCCACAACCAGCACCACCACTTCTTTCTGGTTGATTTAGTAATTGCATTGCTCTCTCTGCTCCTAAAGCTTTGTAAAAACACCAATCAACGAAAACATCACACCAGTCATATCCGTTTTTCTTTCCATTATAAAATCCAGGTACATTATCTAAATCCCTGGCATATTTTGTAAAGTTTCCATCTCCTGCATTCTCTGTTTTGCTATCTAAATTTGAATTCGTTTCTTTTTCTCTGTAGCCTACTTCTCCTAATGCTATATTAATAACTTTCTCTTTTTCTGTCATTTTTATTATTCCTCCTTATTATTTTGCTTAATTAATTGATTTACATATACTGAAGCTCCTGCTACAAGTATTCCTTGCACAATTGAAGTAAAAATGATTGTTAATACATCTTGATAACTAGCTATTGTACTAGTTGCTACTACATATATTGCTGAAAATATAATTCCAACAAAACCTAGTACAAGTGGGATGTATTTATCTTTTATTGCTTCAGTATTTTTTATTGCTACACCTAAAAAATAAAGAACTATTGCTAATATCAATAGTTCTGGCTTTATATATTCTTTTATGTAATTAAATAGGTCCATTTTTTCTCCCTCCTTTCCTATTTTATTATTTTTGTTTTTAATTCTAATAAGTCATCCATCATCTTTTTAACTGTTCCATTTCCACCAAGACGCTTATACTGAGTAAACATAGCTTCTAAATTTTCTTGATCTAATATAGATATTTCGCCTTTTAATTCAAACTCTCTATAACGTCTTATTATTTCATTTCTTAAGAGTGCTTGTACTCCTTCTTCTATTGCCTTATCTCGTTCTTTATTCTTTTTTAACTTTGTAGATAGAAAGCCTAAAACTCCTCCGAGAATAGTAGGTATTAGATAATTTAGTAATATTTGTAGTATATTTATTTCCATACTAATTACCTCCCGCTATGTTACTAGAAGCTATTTTATTATCTATATACATCTTTGTATCTGCTGTATAATTTAGTTGTAATAGTGCTAAATCTTGTTCTGTATAAATGTTATTTACACCTTTGAAAAGTTCTAGATTTTGTAGTTGTGATAAAGTTTCTTTTTGCTCTTCTGTTAAGTCTAGTTCTGTTGTTGTATCTGAGACATAATATAAAGTCATATTCTTTTCTGCTAATGATGCTTTAAAACTATCTAATGTCGTAAAGTTATCATTTCTTAATAAAATTCTTTGTCTTAGTATATTTTCAGATATAAAACCATATATCTTATTATTCTCAACTGAAGTTACTGAGTTTTCAAGTATTCCTTTAAATAAATATTGATTAGATATTAATTTAAATTTTGTTTTATCTTGAGTTGTATCTTGCATATTTAAATAAAATACACTTGAAACAGTACTACTTTGTTGCCAATTTTCCGTACCATTTAGGATTAACTTTTTCCATATATGAATTTCTTTATTTTTCAATAAATCAAATTTATCATTTTTTAGCATCTCTTGCTGTACTGCTAAGTTATATTCTTTCTGCTCATTTTGCACATATTCTAAATTATCGTCTGTTCTTTTTAACATAAATTTCATTTTGAAATCTGTTAGTGTAGTATTTGCTGCAATCCAGATGTACGCTATATAATTTTGTTTCTTTTCAGTTGTAAATTGTATTTCTTTCTTTGCACTGCTATTTATACTTTGAATACTTTTATCAAATTTCATGTTAGAAATAGCATCTCTTAGATATGCGTGTACATTAGCACTTGTTTTTCCTGAAGTTTCAGAGATAAATTTATAATTTCCGAACTGGCAATACATTCTTTTCAAAATTTTGTGAATTATCGTAATTTGTTATTTTTAATTCATCTGTTAGTTGTATGTATGTAGCACCTGTTGTTGTGCCGTTAAGCGTTATAGTTCCATCGTTTAATACTCTACCTGTTATACCTTGCCCTGATGTTTCTATTTCTCCTTGTTTTTTCAAAAAGTTAGAATTGCATTGTATTATTTTAATATTATCTTTTATTGTTTCTATTTGACTTGGATATTCCATAGAAGGTATGGCTTTCTTTCCTTGCAACCATGTTGCTCCGCTTGTTTTACCTATTAGTAATTTAAATGTCCCTGAATTTGTAGCTGCGCTTACACCAAAACTAACTCTAACTTCGTATTCTCCTGTTTCTGTACATTTAAAAGTAACTTCTTCTCCAACGGTAAACCATTTTATTGACGAACCAATTTTTATCGAAAATCCAGATGAACCAGACGTTTGACTTCTTTCTGCTTTCATATAATATATTTGTCCTGCGTATAAATAAGCTGTACCAATAATCACATAGTTAGTAGCATCACTTGTATTAGAACCAGACATAGTTGCTACACCGTCTTGGATGTTTATTGTCATACCATTTTGAGTAATACTTCCTTCATTTAAAACAACAAGGTTGCTTGTCCCTTCCTGTTGCTCTTGATAGTGATTTCCAGATATGTTCAACACAGCAGGCAAGTCAGATGCATCTTCTAAATGCAAGCTTGTTGCCTCTTCTGTGCTTTCATTTATCATATTGTTTTGTAGTTTCTGTATTCGTTTGTCTTGCTCAGCTTGACTTTCTTTAAAAGTCTCATCTAGTACCGCTCCGTCTAGCGCTTTACTAATTAAAGCTTGCACTTCCTCTTTATTTAGATATTTATTATCTTCTGCATTAATGTCTGTATCTTCAGATTTACAAAGTCCAAACCATTCGCCAATTAATCGAGAGTCCACAGAAATAGGATTGCTGTATTGTGGCTGTATAAGAATAGAAAAATTGTTACTCTCAAGTTGATTATAAAAAGCCACATCATAAGATTTTCCACTTCTATTTATTAAGGTTCCAAAAAAATATTTATTTATTATATCTAGAAAATTTGCTGGAAAATTAAATATATATATATCTGTATTTATTTCCTTTTTTAGTGTCACGTCTAATTTAATCATTCTCAGTTTGCCAATTTTCACCAAATACGCTACATTATTGTTTATACTAAAATATTCATCGTTTATATATTGTGATATATCTATAGTTGTATTAACAATCTTATTTTTTAAATTTTCAGGTATCATTACTATACTCACCTCTTACAATAAATTCAAAATAGTCTCCAATTTTGCAAGACCAGTCTTCCGTTATTTTTATAATATTACTTATACTGCCATTTTCTCCTACTTCTAGATAGTGTCCATTTGTTCCTACACTGTCAGAACTTAATAAAAGGCGTTCTCCATTAAAAAATACATCTAGAACTCCAGCACCTATTTTATAATAAAAAGGTAGCATGATTTCTGTACCTGCTTCAACTGTATCTGTTAAAATCATTTTATATTTATGTGTAATAATAGCATGATTATCAACATAAGTTTTTATTAAATCATAACTAGAGGCTCTTTTGTTTTCTGCATCTATTCTTTTCTCTTCATTGCTTTTCCTATTTTTTTCATTATTTTCTCTATTAGTTTCAGACTTCTCTCTTGCAGTTTCATTTGTATTTCTTGTATCTTCCGCTTTTTTTCTTGTAGTTTCATTTGTACTTCTTATATTTTCGGCATTTGTTCTTTCTGTTTCTGATTTTATTCGATTAGTCTCATTTTCTTTTCTTTGTTTCTCACTTTTTTGTCTCTCTTTTTCTTTTACTATTGCCTCTTCAAGAATTTCTATATAATTAGGAGTATTATCACTTTTAACATTTTCTTTTGCACTTTCTTCTATAAAAATTGGTATCTTAAAAGTAGATACTATATCTTCTCCTTCTAAAATTTGAAGTTCTATATTTGCTTTTCCGCTTTGTCTTAAACAATTTTCTAATAAATCGGCTATAATAATATCTTCATCTACTGTACAGTCCTGATAAACAATTTTGTAATCAGGTTTTTCAAATATCAGACTTGAAGTAAATCCTTCCAGAGAAAAACTAGTTCCATCATTTATGACTTTAAACTTTATCCTGGTACTATCAAATTGTTTTAATTTTATAGGGTTATACTGCTGTACTTTTAAATCTACAATTATTTCTAATTCTCTTTTCATTTTCTTATTATCACCTCACTTTGTATTTAGCTTTTATATCCTAGAACATTTAATATTGCTCTTCCGACGCCAGTTCTTTGAGCTGCATTCGTAAAATTTGTTGGAAGATTACCATCTGCACAACGAACAACTAGCTTTTGATAACCATTTCTTAATGATGATTTTATATCTATTGATTGTTTTGTTTCATAAATCGCACCACTATGAGTGCCTGGTGTCCAACCATTATTTCCAAATGCTCCGGATATCTCGCTAACACTTAAAGACCTTGTATACAAATCAAAACTTGATAAATATGTCATATCAAATTTATAATTTTGATTTCCTGTTGCCTTATATAATTTAATGTTTCTTGCATATCCCCAAGTGTTATAATCTTTTCCAAGTGCTTCATCATATCCTGTCCATGCTACAGGAGTATGTTGTAACAAAACATATGCACTAGTAATAATAAAATCTGAAGGAATATACACATCTAAAACAACATCACCATATGTATACTCAATGTTTGAAGAAGACCCATAAAAATTTGCTGAATATCCAAGCAAATCAAAACCTTTGTAATTTCCACTAGAAATATATTGAAAATTGCTTAAGACTCCATTACCTCCAAATAATTTAGCACCATTTGATAATGTTAATCCATTTACATCTAAAACAGCCATAGTATTTCCAGAAGCATTTTTTATTTCTATCTTACCATTTTTATTTCCGCTTCCTCCAAGAGATAATATATCTCCTAGCAATCTGTTTAAGCTCATTGTTCCAGCTTTTATTAGACTTGCATTTATTGTTCCAGCCGTTATAAAATCTGCTACAATTGCCCCATTCATCGTAATTGCTGTGCCGTATGGACCATTAATACCTGTTGAACTATATCCAAATCCATTTACGTTCCATCTCCATACTTTTTTAGCTGTATTTGTGCTATCTGTATCCATAATTAAAATTTCATTCGGTCTTAAAACAACATATCCTGTAGTTGCTTTTAAAATCAATTCTGTTGCATCTTTCTGGGCAGTTAATAAAATATCATTACTTATAGTTTTTAACTCTTTTTTAACAGTACTAGACACATTTTTATCTGTATCACTAATATAATTATCTTTAAACTTTCCTAATTCAAGTGAAGTATATCTATGAAGTAACGAATCATATACGGTTTTTATGACTCGTACAGCAATTTTCATATCATCTAATATGACATATACGGTATCTCCAAGCTTTACGTCTGTAAGAATTTTGTAGTCTTTATACACTGTAGTTTTAGACAACTCTATAAATTTTACTTTAACATTAATAGATGGTTTATCAATATTATTAGTTTCAAATTCAGCTTTTGCTCTTTTTCTAAGTTCAGCATAACATTGTTCAAGCGTATCAAATCCGTCATCTTCTTTATTTTCTTTTACTTTTATATCTGAATACTCTATTTCTCCAATTTTTGGGTGAGGATAGTTATTAATTAAAGAACTATCTACATACTTTTCTGGCAACAAAAGTCCATCATATCCCACTGGACGGAGTCTCGTTATAACTGATGTATCATCTTTTGTAAAATCTATACCTGTTAAATTTTTAGCATATTTTATTTTATATCCTCTATCTTCTCCTCTTTTAGATAGCACTCTTATATTATAGTTATTTCTTTCTAATTCTCCTCCCCAAACTTTTACAAAACTATTATCTAAATCACCTATAATAGCTTCAATTGGATTTTTTCTAACATATCTAGCTGTAGCTTGAGTACTAATATTTGAATATCCTTTAAATTTATGATTATACTGTGTATGTGTTAATATCCAATCTATAGCTGCATTTCCATTAAGATTTTGAGGATAAACATCATCAAGAGCATTATCTATTAAATCATATGTAATATGCTGTGGAGTAGCTTTTATTGTAGATAAATCTTTATTATATCCTTTTATCCTAAATAGCTGTCTTTCTGTAACCCCTGCATCAATTTTAATAATCATATCATTATCTATTTGTTCTGAATATTTCGACTTTCTAGGATATTCAAAATCTACTGTATATTCTCCATTTAGTTCTTCTGTAATTTCACATTTTATAGTATCTTTTAAAGAAGCAATACCATTATTATTAAAATCTTCACAAGTAGATTCATATAGATTTATCATATAAAAGCCTCCTTATATTTTATCTGTAGATTAGTTATATTGCCTGTCCAAGAAAAATAATTTTCTCCTGGAAAAAGAATTGGAAAATTTTCACATTCTACTTTATTATTACAATTTTCATTATTTTTAAAGGCTTCTTCTAGTTCACAATCCAGTTCTATATAATCTTCTATATTTTTTAGATTTATACTATTATTGTTTATTGTTAATGTGATATTTCCGTTTCCAGATACTTTAATATATGGCTTAATTTGATATGTAGATTCTTTTATTATTAATGAACTTTCTTTGCTTAAATTGATTTCTTTCTCTAATACAGATTTTGCAACTGGTTGTACTTCAAAATTCACTTCAAATTGATTGCATATTCTATATGTTTGTTCATAGTCTATCTGGTCTTTAATTAAAACGTCATATATTTTGTCTAATTCAGTACATAATATTAGCTTTCCTGTACCATTTAACCATTTAGAAATTTCTCTAATATTTGAATCTGACATAAGAGTACAAGTTATAGTATATATGAACGTATTATAGCACTCTTCATCTATGTATAGCTTTCCGTTTCGTCCTGGTATTTCTAATTCTTCATATTTTCTTTCGGCTTTAGAAATTGGAGGTAAATTATTAACTAAAATACCTTTTTCCTTACTGTTAATATTATTAAAAATAAAAAAAGGTACTCCCATTAATAAGCACCTCCTTTCGCCATTTTCTTACTTTTATAATAAAACGCTAAATTTTCTGCTAGAGTTTGAATATCTTTATCTGTATTGTTTACAAATTTTTCAATGTTTATTATTATATTTCCTTCGTTTATTGTTTCATTTTTATTTTCTTCATTTATTGTATTACCACTAGCTTGTTGAAGATTTTTATTATATTCTGCGTTTTGCTCTTTTGTTAATACTCTCTCACCTTTATGCAGAAAAGCTGGAAAATCATCTTCTGGAACATAATCTATACCAGCTTTTAATTTTGGAATTTCCGGAATGTTTATTCCAAATCCTCCAACTCCTGGTACCCAATCTGGAATCTTAATACTGTTTAAACCTCTTATAAATCCATTTATTATTCCTATAATAAAATTAATTGGTGCTTTGAATATATTTCCTAACCCATCTGCTATGTTTTTAAAAATATTCTTTACATTTTCCCATGCTCCTTGCCAGTTTCCTGTAAAAACATTCTTAACAAAGTCTATAATATTCTTAAAAATATTTATCACATTATCTAAAATTGGCTTTATTGCATCAAATGCTCCTTTAAAAGCTCCTCCCAGTATTTCAGCTACTACAGATAGTGCAGTTTGCAAAGGTGGTAGTATAAAATTAATAATTTCTGTGAATAAAGAAATTAACGGCGGTAATATCATGTTTATTAATTCTAACAAAGGCTGTAGCAATGTCATAAATAAATTAATAATTGGTTGTAATAAGTTAATTAGTGGCTGTAATAATGATAATATAGGCTGTAATAATTGTATTAAAATAGGTAATACAGCTTGTACTATTTGAACTATTGGCGGTAATAACATTTGAATAAGTTGAACAAATACTGGCAATATAGTTTGTATAATTTGTGTAAAAAATGGTAATAGCTGCTGAATTGATTGCAAGAGAACAGGCATAATCGATTGTATTAACTCCATCAACGGAGGTAATAATTGTGTAAACATACTAGAAATAACAGGTGCTATTTGCTCTATCATTCCTTGAATTGTGGGCATATTATCAACAATTAGTTGTATTACTTGTGTTAGAATTGGCATTAAGGAATTTCCCAAAGGTAATACTAGCATTTCCACATTTCTTCTTAAAGCTTCCCACATATCTGTTAAATTATCGTATTTAACTTCTTTTAGTTGGTCCATTGTGTCTATAGTTTCGTTGAACTGGTCTCCATATTGAGTCATTGCTAACACTGCTTCTGCACCTAAGTCTTCCCACATAGTTCCAAATAGCTGTACACCTGCTTGATTTTGTTGCAGTGGGTCTTGTATATTATTTAATCCATTTATTACTTCGCCAAATGCCCATGAAGCACGTTCTCCACCTTCAGCAAATGCAGATGTAATTTCGTCTGCATCTAATTTCATAGTTGTTAATGCTTCATTTGCAGTACCATCTTTCATTCTGATACCCATTTCTTTGATAGAATCACCTATTTTGTCAATTGAAAACGCTCCACTCTCAGCACCACTTTTGAAAGTGTTAAACATATCTGTAGCATTTAAACCAGCATTTTTAAAGTGTACAGAATATTCATTAATAGAATCTAATAAGTCTCCATTTTTATCTAACCCTTGTTGTGCACCTTGTGCAATTAAATTGTAAGCCTCTTCTGATGAAAGTCCAAATTGGTCCATCAGCATTTTAGCAGCTCTTACACTCTCGTTTACTTCAAAGTCGAAGCTGTCTCTTAGTGCTAAAGCATCTTCTGTAACATTTTGTAATTCTTCATCACTTATATCTCCAAGTTGTTGTTTTACTTGTGCCATACTATCCGCAATATCTTGAAAATCTTCTCCATAATTGTTTTTATAGATATTTTCTAAAACTTTTTGGTATTGTTCAGTAGATTCTTGAGCTCCTCCTGTAGCTACTATATAGCTGTCTACTGCTTTATCTATATCTTGTGCTGTACTTACTGCCATACCTCCAATAGAAGATGCGACAGTGACAGTTGCAGCTCCAATTCCTAAAGCCCATTTTCCTGCAGATTTTGCTATTCCACCTAGTTTTCCTGCTAATCCTTCGCTTTTTTTACCTGTTTTTTCTATGTTTTCATCTGCTTCTGTAGTATCAACAAAAATACTCCCAAACAGTTTAAATATTTCCATCTACTTTTCACCTGCCCCATTTTGTTGATTTTCATAAGCTCTAACCATTTTCATTCCTTGTATTAATACTTCTTCATCTGTTAATTTTGAGTTGTTTGTTGTTACTTTCATATTCTCTTTTATTTTGTTTTTATATTCTTTGAAACTTACATATTGCATAAGTCCACATTCCATGAAAGGATATAAAGAGCTCCATTTTTCATATACTTCTCTTTCGTAAGCATAATTTAAAAAATCCGCTAATTTTCTTAGCGGATAGTATTTTATATTAGTTATGCCATAGTATTTATTTAACAAATGTAATTTTTCTTCTATTCTGACATAACTTTTTGTTTGAAAAAACTTACAAAATCTTTATCGGATATTAATTCTTTTACTATGTCTTTTATATCTACTTTTTTTGCTTCTTCTTCAGATATTTCTTTATAATTTGCAACAAATTTTACTAAATCATCTCTGACTTCATGTAATTTTTTACCTAATTTTATAACTATTTTCATTCCTATTTGCATTTGAATTTTTTCTGCATTTTCTTTACTTTTTTCTTTTGCTGTTCTACCTAGTTCTATCATTTCATTTATGAATTTATCATCTATTTCTATTTTATCTATAATAGAACTTATTAAACATATTGAATCTATAGTTAATTTCATCTATATTACCTCCATCTCAATTGAGTCTATAGTATCTATAGAATAAATTGGATCTTCATTATTATCATATTTATGATGTGCTCTATAAGCCATCTCAATTTCTCCCTCTGCTTTTTGTACAGCAGAAAAATCAAGTCCATTTTTATCTAATGCTCTATAAATAGTTATTTTCCTAAACTCTCCATTTATTAATTGTGCAAAAATTGTTACATTTTTTATGTATGCATCATCCGGTATTATTCCTAAACTACCAGATTCTATTTTTGTTATTTTTTGACCTGAAGATTCTCTTGTTATCTTAGCTCCCGGCAATTTTTCTGCGAACGTATCTAGTGAGGCATTTAATGTTTTAACTGTTAATGTAGCATTTTCATCATCAACTGTAGTAAGTCCTTGAGTGTCTCCTTTCATTCCATCATATTCAATAGTTCTATATGTTCTTTCTACTTTAAAATTGCCCCCTCCTCTTGTTGGTCCAATAAGTTTTTGGTTTTCCTCTCCGTAATTTTCATATATTATTCCATGGTCAATTTGAATATTTTCTACCATTTCTTTGGTCAACTTTGTAGCTAGCATCTATATCTCTCCTTTCTATATATCATATTGATACATTTTTATTTCAAAAGTTAATACTTTGACTTTTATAAATTTTTCTTCATCAATTTTAGTATTACAACCATTAAAAAAGATAACGTATGCATAGTTATCTTTCACTTCTTTTTTTCTATCTAACAATTTTTTTAAATCATCACAAATGTTTTCTATTTCTGTAGTATTATTACTTTCATCTTGTATTTCTATTTCTAAGTAATAAGGTATATTTACTTCGTCATTACCTTCTTTAATATCTGAAACGGCATATGGAAATTGAGAATCAGGATGAGCATTTAAAAAATATAAATGAACTAATGGGTCTATCTCTTTTTTTATTTCTTTTCTTATGAAAATTCTAGGTTTGTCCATTATTCTTGTTCCTCCTCTTCATTTATCAATCCAAGTGCTTTATTTTCATCTTCAATAGATTTTATATATTTTCCTTGGATTTTTCTGATTTCATTTTTCTCTTCTTGTACTGTGTTGACTAAATATGCTAATTTTTTTCTATTGTCAGCACCTAGTTCCTCAAATCCTAAATAAAAAGCAGGTGGTTTATAGCCGACAAGTAGACTTCCATCTTTTCTAGCCCAATATTGCGTATATTTTCTTCCTATTCCTCTTCTTCTGCGAATTTTACTTTTAGCTCTTCTAGTTATTAATTTTCCAACATCTTTATTAGCTGCATGAACTAATTGTTTTAAAGTATATTTTGTTCTGTCTACTTGACTTATATATTCTACTCCGTTTTTATTGATTTTTATTGGACTCGGAATCGACATATGCGTTTACCTCCTTATTAGTAACACTAGTTGCAGTTAATTCTATTTTTTCGTCTGTTTTTCTCTCATAAGTTTTAATTATTTTATAATTTCTTTCTTTATACTCTAAAAACATTTCGTCATTATATTCATATTTCCATATTGCAAATTTAATTTCTGGTTTCAAAGATGTAGTTGCTGCTTGATAAAATTCTTTTTGCCCAATTTCTAATTTTTCTGCATACCTTTTTATTTTTTTTGGGATTCTTAATGGGTCTCCTATTTCATTTTCTGTATTTTCTATTTGTAGTAGATATATTACTTCATTCATTTTTTCTCACTACTTTCTGATGTATATTCTATTGTAGACCTCATGAAATTTTTATTTTTTTCAAAAACATCTTGAAATCTTAATGCAATATCTTTATCTGTAAATCTAAAATTTGCTTTTACATATGCTAGGATAGTCGTAACAATAAAATTATCATCTTTTATTATTTTAAAAGGAGATATGCCACATAGTTCAAGCTGTTTTATAGCACTAGATTCTAGCTGTTTTAACTCAGTATCAAAGTCAGATATAGTTAATCCAACTGCATCTCTTAATTCTTGTATATTTAAAATCTTACTATTTGACATATCTCTTCCTCCTAAAAATTATTTAAAATTTCTTCTATGATTTCTGTTTTCTTCTCTTTTGTTAGTTCTATTTTATTTTCTTCAGCAAAATCTTTCAATTGATTTACTGTCATTTTTTCTAAATCTTCTCTTGAACATTTAGTTTCTTTTACTCCTAAGTCTTCTTTTATATTTTCATCTTTAGTTGTATCTTTTTCTTCTGTACTATTCCCGTCTTTTTCATTGTCTTTTATTATTATGTCTATTACTCTACCTGCATTCTTAGCATTTAGTTCTTTCATTCTTTCAATGCTAACTTCTAAAACATCATTTAACTTTACTTCTTTTTTTGTAACTTTATCTTTAAAATTTTTCTGTGCTTGATATTTTACTAATACTTCCATTTAAAAATCCTCTCTTCCTTATATAATTTCTTCCTCTTCTACTTTTACTGAATTTGTTGTTTCACCTTTTTTTACTCTTACAAATCCGTTCCAAGCTACTACATTACCACCAGCAAAAATAACACCTTTATGAGCAATTTGTCCTTCTTCGAACTTATAATCCTCACTTTGTTTTATTTCTAATGGTGAAAATACGCCGACTTCGTAGTTCTTTAATGAACCATAAGCCATACAATAATCATCTTTTGCTGTAGCTACATCGCTTAAAGCTTTACAAGCTGAATTGATTACATATGGTACATCATCAATTGTTCCTGTATTTCCATGATTTACAATTTTATATGCTTTTTTACCATCAGCATTTCTAACTTTTGCAAATGCCTTTAAATCTTTCTTATTTAAGATTAAGCAAGCATCTGCTACTGTATCTTCTTCTCCACCGTAACTATATACGATTTCGTCTAGTGTTGTGTCATCAATTTTTGAAATAGCTAAATCTTTTTCTTTTTCAATTGCAAATTCTGAATCAGAAGGATTGCTAAATATTCCTTGAAATTCTCCTGTGCTTCCATCACCAACTAATATTGATTTAGACATTTTTTTCTTTTCGGCAACATTCATACCATTTACAATTTTGTCATGATAATCTGCATCTGCTAACTTTTTAATTTCTTCTGGCTCTTCTGAATATGCTGTTATTTTTTGTTTATTAATATCTGCATATCCAAATATTGTTTCTACTTTTTTATACTTCTTATCTGTAGTTTTTCCGCCTTCTCCATAAGATTTTACATATCCTCTTTGATATGATTCTCCTCCTTCTAGTGGAGTAATAGTTACTAAATCAATAAGTGTAGATACTTCATTGAAAGTATCTGTTACTCCTTTTGCAGTATGAGTTGCTAAAGCAATTTTACTATTATCTACAGTAATTGCTCTTTTCTCTCTTAAAGCTTTTCCTCTTTTGCTTTTTTCTTCTTCACTTAATTCTGTTTTAGAATTATTTATTCTTCTTTCCTCCCCAGGTTTATCAATTTTTCTTAAAGTAATTTCACCTTTTCCAGAAGCCGCATCTGTCATAGCAGCTGCTTTATTTCTTTCTTTTTCTTGTTCATCTTCCTCTAAAGCTGCCTCTTCTTCTTTGTTTAAATCTTCTAATTCTCCATTTAATGCCTTTATTTCTTCTTCTGTTAATTCGATTGTCCCCTCAATGTTTGCACTTAATTTTGCTCTTATTTCAGCCTTTCTTTTTAAAATTTTTCTTAATTTTTCATTCATACTTCATCTTTTCCTTTCTTTAATATGTTTTAAATAAATTTTTTTTATTTTCTTCTTTTCGCAATTGGGCTCTCTCCAGAGCTTTTTGTTCTTTTTCAGCTACCGCCAAGCGAGAACTCCTTGCCGAAATTGAAGAAATTGAAGTTGTATCATAAGCGGGAATATCCACCGCACTGACATCATATAATTTATCTACTTTTAGAACTCTCCATAGATGTTCTTCTTTGTTGTAAGATTCTTCCTTAACAGTAAAGCAGAAACTCATTCTATCTATGTATCCACCTTTGATTTCTTCATATAGTTTTCGACCTTCTTCTGTTCCATCAAGTCTTGCTCTTATGTTTAATCCATTTGAATCTAAAAATAGTTCTAAAGTTTTATTTCTCGTTCTTGCTACTACTTTTCCACTATGATTGTAATTAAAAATTACATCTGACATATCACATTCTGAAAAAGCATTTCTGTCAATAATTTCTTTATATTCTGTATCTCCACATTTGAATAAGACTGTTTCTGATTCAAATGTTACTGCTTGTCCTTCTACAATCATTTCTTGTTGTGTTGTGCCATCTTCATTTTGTATTTCTTCACTTCTAATTCGTAAATCACTAAAAATTCTATACATTCTGTTATCTTTTAATCTTTTTAGCATCGCCTCATTATTTGGTTTATCCATTTTTCTATTCCTCCTTGTTTAATTGGTATTCGTCTGCTTTATCAGCATTGACATAGTTCAATGACTGCAAACGTCTATCTCCATCTGGAACAGGGCCTCTATTCCAAATCTCTCTTTGTTCATTTATAGTAAATAAATGTCCTAAATCTTTACAAATTGTTATTTTAGTGTCATTTGATGCATTAGCTAATCTGTTTGCTTCTAGTATAATTTCATTCCCGTATGTAAGCTCAGTTGGAGTAAATATCTTTCTAGTCATTTCTTGACTCATTTGTATAGAAAATGGTTCAATTGTTGTTTCAAAATAAGCAATCCACTCTTCTTCTGTGTAGTTTCCTTTTATAATTTTTTCATTAGTATTAAAATATTCATATAATTCTTGTTTGCTATAGTCCATCTGTGCTTTGTTTGGAATATATGGATCTTGTTTAGTTTCATGGAAAGAATATCTTGGGTCGGTATATGCAATTCCATCTTTATTGTTAATACTCAAATACCTTTCAGAAAAATCTTTTACATTTTTCTCAACATCATCTGGTTGTAATACATTTTTAAATTCTAATATTCCTCTTAAGAATGAAGTATTCTTTATAGCATTTCGTATTCCTTGAGATGTAGTATTGATTACTTCAAATGTTTGACTTAGAACTTTAGAATTGTTAGCACCCCAAAAATCATTTTCATTAAAATGTTTTCTTATATGTATAACATCGTTATATGATGCAAATTTTGTCTGCCCATTTCTAAATCTGAATTCTATATATAAATTGTTTTCTTCATCTTCATATAATTCTACTGAAGAACAATTTAAAGGGTAGATTCCTAATATTCCATTCATACCTGGAACATTTTTATCTCTATCTATATAAGCAAAAGCATTATTATTTTCTTCTCTTTGAATCATCATTTTTTGCAAGAAATCAAACATTGTCATAAATGGATTTGGATATATTAATAAATTTTTAATATTATTATTAGGAGATATTTCTATTGTTTGTTCATGTTTTCTTATATGTTTCGGATTTAATTTCCCAGCATTGATTCCATTTGTTCCTATGGCGGTTCGGGCAACACTACTGTCATATATTTTTCCATTCCAATTATAAAATGCTGAACTACTATCATTCAGCATCTTGTATGTATTTATATATTTATATTTTGGCTTTTTATTTCCAAATATATTTTCTAACATGCTTCGTATTTTCATTTTTTGTTTATCCTCCTCTTAAGCTGCAATCATATTTAAATAATCATTTTTCTTTAGTTCTAATACTGTATAAGCATCTAATAATGCAGACGTTCCATCTATACGTAATCTTAGGTTTCTACTTTTATCTGGTTGCATGTTTCCATTTTTATCTATGTCAACATTTGTATTGCTTAGACACCATTTGTCTATAGGGTTGTTATTATATACTATTAATTTTGAGCGAAGATCCGCCCCCAAATTTTGCATAGGTGATGATAATGTTCTTTTTCCTTGGTATATATCTATCATTGCTTCTTTTCCAAAATATCCACACATTTCTTCTACCCAATATTCAGCTGACCAGGCATCATATCCTATCCATGGCAAATATATTCCATATTCATCTCTAATTTCTAAAAACCATTTAGTAACCTCTTTAGGATGAATTTTATTTCCTGGTACTAATCTTAAAAGTCCTCTTTCTACCCATTTATCATAAGGTATTTTATCTTCTTTTACTTTTTTTTCTAATAAATCTTCTGGTAACCAATATTGCTGTAGAACATATATCTTTTCTTGCCCTGGAATCATAAATATAACTTTAGCTGCTGTTAAATCAGTTGTTCTTGATAAGTCAGTTCCTCCGATTCCATATTTAACTTTCATTTTTGCTAAACTAAATGTTTCTTCATTATTAAGTTCATCATATGATAACCAACTTGACACACTTGTTTCTCTTATATTGAAATCTTTGCATAGTAGATTTTTTAATTCATCTGGTTTTATTTTGGCTCTTGCTACTTTGTCTCGTAATCCTTTAACTTTCTTTATTGTTCCTAAGCCTGGATTTGCTTTTATCCAGCAAGATTCATCTGTCCATTCATCTTTTGAGTCAAGTTCATATATAATTGCTAATAATGTCTCATCTACAAAATCAGAATTTTCGTCAACGTATCCATTTATAATATTAGTAGCATATTCATATTCACTATCAAATACATTTTCTCTTATAGTTCCCATTGTTGATGTTTCTAAGAAAATTGGTTGGTCTCTAGAATCCATAGAATCATATGTAACGTCAATCAAATTTTTATCTTTCATAGCATGAACTTCATCTGCTGCAACAAAAGAAGCATTTAATCCATCTAAAGAGTCAGATTCTGAAGATAATGGTTTAAAAACTGCCTCTTCTTCTTCATAGTATAATTCTGCAATGAGTGGCTTTACTCTTTTTAGAAGAACTGGATTCTTTTTTATCATTCTTTTTGCTTCTTGCCATAAAATTTTAGCTTGATCCTTTTTTGTTGCAATAGAATAACATTCTGCTCCTGGTTCATTATCAGCTAATAACATATATAAACCAATTGCAGCAGCTAGTGTTGACTTTCCATTTTTTCTTGCAATGAATAAAATTACCTTTTTATATTTTCTAAATCCTGTTTCTGAATCTATAAAACCAAAAATCGCAGACACAAAAGCTTTTTGCCAAAGTTCTAAAATGAAAGGTTGCCCAGCCCATTTTCTTCCTTTGCTATGTTTACAGAACTTCTCTATAAATTCTACAGCATCTAAAGCTTTATCTTCATCAAAAATATATTTATGTTCTTCTGTTTCTTCAGTATCTTCATTATATATTTTTATTGTTTTTGGACTATCTATATCCTTAACCAGCTTTTCATATACAATTCTAACTTTTCTGGATACTTTTATTTCACCAGTTTCAATTTTTTTATAGTATTCTTTTATATAATTCATTTATTTCTGCTTTGCTTATATCTGGTGAATTCATCTTCAGTAGGTATTGCATTTCCTGGTGGTAAAAATTCTGACAGTTCTTTTATTACTGCATTATAATTTTTTAATAAAGAATTATAACTTTTCATAGCTGGTTGTTCTCTATTAAATTGTTGTTTTCCTTGCTTAAATTTTTCAACTACTCCATTTTTTTCAATAATTTCATTTAATTCTTTAAGTTGAACATAAACAAAGCAAGCTTGCTCTATTAAGCCATCTATCAATGTTCTCTTGTTTCCTTTTACATTTTCGAATATTGTATTAAATTGCTTAATTTTTTCTTCTTTTATTGCTTGCTTTTCCTTTTTTTTCAATACTTTCACCTACTTCCTTTTATTAATACCCCCCTCGTATAGAAATGACTTTTATGTTTTTTGGAGGTTGCCTCTCCTACGGTCTCCTATAAATAATTTTTAGATTTTATCTGGGGGGGTATTTTTAAATCTATATATCCATCAGTAAAATTCATAAACCAGTTCATGATAGCAATTTTATATTTCATAATATTATTTGACCTTAAGTTGTCATTCTCAATTCTTCTATAACATTCTTCTTTGCTTGTATCTATCAATGCAATAGTTCCATTTAATTGTTCCTTCCAATGCTTTCTTTCTATAGCTGTTGGAGCAGAAACTATAAACCAAACTATATTACTTTGATAAAAGTTTAAATTATTTAATATTTCATTTCTTCTTTTTATTGCTATCTTAATGTACTTTTCTGTATTACTATATAAAGGTTTGTTTGTATACTGCATTATTATTTTATCTAAATCAATTACTATATCATCACTTTTAGAATTCTCATTAACATATGTTGTCTTTCCGCTTCCAGGAGCTCCACATATTATATATACCTTTTTATTTATAGGTTTTGTAATGAATGGTAAATATATATTTTCTGAATTAACTACATCTCTTTTTATTAAATTGCCATCACTATCAAACTCTACTTCTTGTCTTACCGCACCTCTTTTTAAATGTTCGTCATTATGACATTCTTGGCATAAATATTCAAGATTACTAAAACTTAATGTAATATATGGATTATCTATATTGTTAGGTGTAATTGGTGTTTTATGATGTACTATTTTTCCTGGTCTTTCATTACATCTATTACATAATTTACTTGGCAAACTGTTTATAAAAGCTTCTCTACATTTTTGCCATGCTTTTGACTTATAAAATTTTTCCGCGTATTCTTGCACAAACAACTTCCTTTCAAGTTTTATTACAAAAAGAAAAACGCCATTTCTGACGTTTTTCTTGTAGGAATTTTTCGGGGTTCCCATTTCTGGGATTACTTGTATTATAGCTTGACATATATTTTTTGTCTATAAAAATGTCTTTGTTTTGTCTCTATTTTGTCTAACTATTTTTATTCGTCTTTTAAGTAACCTAATACTCTAGCCAAAGACAACATTGCCCAGTCTCTAATTCTGTAGTATTCGTTTTTATCTTTTATATTTAACTCTTGCATTACTACATATCTAGGTTCATTTTGAAAATATCTTAAATCTATTAACTTTTTTCTTTTTTCACTTAATCTTTTATCATATACACTTTCTATAGCAATTATTTTTCTTTTTATTTCTTCATCATATTCTGCACTCTTTTCTACTAATGATTTGAAATCATAAGTTTTAAAGTCTTTATATGTATTTGATGTAATTCCTAATCCAGCCGCTTCTATTCGTAATATCCAATCTG